ATGGCGGCGCGCGCACCAAATCGGAAGAAGCCGCCGACTGAGAGTCCGCAGAGGCCGCTGGAAGGGACGCGCAGGCAACGAATCACCAAGCTGCTCATTGAAATCGAGAAAAGACTTGATATTGAGAACAGTAAGGTGACTCTTGCGGATTTCATCCGGCTGACACAACTGGAACGCGAGCTGGAGGAAGAGGAGCAGCCGAGGGAGATCATCGTTACGTGGAAAGATCCAGCGGAGAAACGCTGCAAATTGAAATAGACTATGCGCCGCTCCCTTCGCAGAATAAGTTTCATGTTTCGACGGCGAGGTTCAAAGGGTTTTCCGGGCCGATTGGTTCCGGGAAGAGCCAAGCGCTGTGCCAAGAGGCAATCCGGCTTAGTTATTTGAATCCGGGCCGGCAGGGCTTAATCGGAGCTCCGACTTACCCAATGTTGCGCGACGCAACACTGACGAGCTTCCTAGAGGTGTTGGCCAGTAATCGTATCCGGCATCAACTGAATAAGTCCGAATCGGTGCTGCTGATGAAAGACACCGGATCGCGGATCTATTTCCGCGCCGTAGACGACTTTGAACGGCTGCGGGGAACGAACCTGGCCTGGTTCGGGCTGGATGAGCTGACTTATACGACGGAGGAGGCGTGGTTGCGACTAGAAGGCCGGCTGCGCGATCCGCGGGCGTCGCGGTTGTGCGGATTCGGCGTTTGGACGCCCAGGGGGTTTGACTGGGTGTACCGGAGGTTCGTTAGAAACTCAATACCGGGATACGAGGTGGTGCTTGCCAAGCCATTCGAGAACAGGCATGTGCTTGAGAAGATACCGGATTTTTACGAGCGGCTGCGAGGCAGCTACGATCCAAGATTTTTCGAGCAGGAAGCGCTGGGCGAGTATCTGAACGTGCAAGCCGGCGTGGTTTATCAGGGATTCCAGCGCAATCGGAACCTCAGGGAGGTGGAGGTCGATGGGACATCGCCGTTGTTTTGGGCATTGGACTTTAACGTGGATCCTATGAGTTCGATTGTGGCGCAGACGAGCGGCGAAGAGATTCGGGTGTTGGATGAAGTGGTGCTCAGCCGGGCCAGCACGTTGCAGGCTTGCGAGGAGTTTCATGGGCGGTATCCAAATCATCAGGCGGGCATTGTGATCTACGGGGATGCGTCCGGGCAGAGGCTGCAGACAGCCGGAACGACGGATTATCAAATCATCAAGGAATATTTTCGACGCACGGCATACCGGAATTTGAGGTTTCGAGTGCCGCCGAGCAATCCGAGTGTGCGGGAACGGATCGCTTTAGTCAACGCAAAATTGTTTTCGGCGGACGAAGAGGTCCGGCTGTTTGTCCATCCACGGTGCACCGGACTGGTGGCGGACTTTGAAGAGGTAACGTTCAAGCCTGAAACGAGCGTGATCGATAAGGAGCGCGATTCCAAGAGGACGCATTTATCGGATGCGCTGGGTTACTTGATTTGGCAGGAATACCGACCACAAGTGACGTTCGGCGAGCAGGGCCGAAGGCTCATTTGACGACGAAAGAAGTTTCATGAACATTGGCAACGTTGGTACGGACATCACGCACGAGCATCCCGAATACGCCGCGAAGCGGGCCATGTGGAGGCAGTATCGCGATCTTTACGCCGGGGGTGCGCAGTTTATTGCCTGTGCCGATCAGTATTTGGTCCGGCGTCAAAAAGAACCGGGAGACGTATTTGTAGAAAGGTTGAGCCGGAGCTTCTACGAGAATTACGTGGGCTCGATTGTGGATTGGTACACCGCGACGCTGTTCCGGAGGGAGCCAGGCCTGAACTTCGAGGGAAACAGCGAGCGGTCCAAGAAGTTTTTCAGTGTGTTTGCGGAAGACTGCGACCTGAAGGGCACGAATCTTTCGGAGTTTTTCAGACGCCAGTTCGTAGAGGCGTTGGTTTGCGGAAAGAGCTATGTGCTGATCGATTTCCCCAGGCTGCAGGAACCAGTGGGTACGCGGGCCGAAGAAGATGAACGGGGGGCGTCACGGGCTTACTTAGTGAGTTACGCCGCCGATGAATTAATCAATTGGAGTTACGACGAGTACGGGCAATATCAATGGGTGGTGTTGCGGACGCAGAGCCTGCGCAAGGACAAACTGGAGGACGCCGGTTGGTGGAAGCAAACACGTTGGGTGTACTACGACAAAGAAAAGTACCGCATCTATGAGCGGGTAGAAGAGGGCAGCAGACAGGGACGCGTTGAGGTGGTGGCCGAAGGGCGCCATGGGCTGGCGAAGCAGTCGCGAGTGCCACTAGTGGAGCTGCGAGTATCAGAAGGTCTGTGGCTATTGAACAAGGCGGCGTCGCTGCAACTCGAGCACTTCAACAAATCCAACGCGCTGGGATGGGCCCTGACGATGGGATTGTTCGCGATGCCGGTGGTGTACTCGGAACGCGACTGGGATCAGGTGATGGGCGAGTCGTACTACATACAGCTTGGGCCGCAAGACCGGTTCGGGTGGACGGAGCCTCAAGGGACTGTTTATCAGATTGCGGCCGACAACCTGACGAGATTGCAGGAAGAGATTTACCGCGTGTGCTATGTAAGTCACGCCGGGGGAGCTTTGTCGGGAAATGCAACGCAATCGGGTGTAAGTAAGCAGCGCGATTATGCGATCACCCAGGAGGTGCTGCGAGCGTACGGCGACGCGGTGAAGGAGTCGATAAAGCGGGTGCTTCGAGCAGTTGAGGCGGCGCGAGAGGACGGCTTGAGCATCGATGTGTCGGGGATGGATGAATTCGATATCGGTGATTTTGGCACGGAATTAAACGACGCCCAGCAGCTGTTGAGCCTGGGGATCGACTCGCCGACTCTGAAGAAGCAAGTCTTCAAGAAGCTCGCATTTCAGTTCCTGTGCGACGTCCGGCAAGAGGTGAAGGACCGGATCGGGCGCGAAATCGATCAAGAACAACCATGAATGGCATGTTCTGAAAAACGCTATTGGGAGGCATATGGAAGAGGTAAAAACGGATGGGACCGAATTGCGTTCTTTGATACGCGGCGTGATTGAGGAGTTTGTACACGCCGAGCAAGTGAAGGCGGAGCCGGCCTACAAGGCGGAATTACTGGACGAACGCAAGCGGCGCGAAGACCTGGAGAGGCGGGTGAACGATTTGGTTCAAGAGAACGTTCATAGCCGGGAGTTGGCCGAAGAGGCGGAGCGGAGCTCGTCGATTCGAGCCGAGCTACAACGGCTGGGTGTGGCGAAAGTGGATCTGGCGTATCGCGCGGTGAGAGATGACGTTCATCGGCGAGACGACGGCCAGTTGATCGCGCGAAACGGTCCGGGAGAACTTCCTCTGCGGGACTATTTGAAGCAATTCGTGCATGAGAATCCCGAGCTGTTGCCGGCGCGCATTACCGGGGGATCCGGAATGGGATCGGGGTCTAAGGCTGTCTCGAATACAGGCGCATTCGATCTGGACAAGATTCGACCGGGCATGAGTCCGGAAGAACTGGAGAAGGTGCGCCAAGAGGTCTCGAGGGTGGCGAGTCAAGCACTGCGAGGCATGTAAGGAGGGCGCCGGGGGAGGCGTAGGGAAGGGACGCGTTGCCCGGTGTAGGTTCAGAACAACAAAACGAGGTGAAGGCTAATGGGAACAATTACATCAGCAAATGTAGCGAATGCAATCGTGAAGCTGGTCGCAGTGGACGCGTTGCCGGCGCTGGTAAGCAACCTGGTGATGGGCAACTTAGTCAATCGCGACTATGAACCTACGCTGGCTAATGCGGGAGACACGGTAAACGTACCGATCCCTCCGACCCTGGTGGCTAATAACATCGCGGAGGGTGGAACGGTTCAGACGCAGAATCCTAACTTGGGAAACGCACAGATCGTGCTGAACACGCACGTAGAGGCAACCTTTCAGATTCCGGATATCACGAAGGTGCTCGCGGTGCCGGACCTTCTGAAGCTCTACATGCAACCAGCCGTCGTGGCGATCGCGGAGCGGATCGAGTCGGACATCCTGAGCCTGTACTCGCAGTTCAGCTCGAATGCGGCGGTGGGCACAGCTGGTATCGCGCTGACGGAAGCAACGGTGGACCAGGCGGAGACGGCGCTGTTCCAGGCGAAAGTGCCGGCGGTGGCGAGTAAGTACCTGGTGGTGGATCCGGTGAGTTACTCCGCAATGAGACAGATCCCGCGGTTCAGTGAGTATTATTCGGCTGGCGACGCGGGCTTGCGGGCACTGGTGGACGGAGCGGTTGGAAAGATCAAAGACTTCTTTGTGTTTCGATCGCAACTGGTGCAGAAAACCGGCAGCGGGCCGGTGAATACTCACAATCTGGCGTTCGCGAGGGACGCAATCGGACTGGTAATTCGCAGACTTCCACAACCACTTCCGGGGACGGGCGCGATCGCCGAATACGCAGAAATGGGGAACTTTGGAATCCGTGTGGTGATGAGCTATCAGCCGAACACACTGGGGCAGCAATTCACCGTGGATGTCTTGTACGGGACGGCGGTTCTTCGCAACTCGTTTGGCGTCCAAGTTAATAGCTAAGCAGCAAGAGAGTTGAAGAGGCAACGCGGGCGGGCTTACGAAGGACCTGTCCGCGGGTCAAGAAGGGAGCCGGATGGATTTACGTGTGTTCTTTCAAAAACTGCGAAAAATCGAGCAGGAGATTATCGACCCTCATGTCGTGGTGGTGAGTCACGAGACGCCCGATGGAGGACGCGCCGGACAGCTCGCCGAGGTTTCGCGAAGCATTGCGGCGCGGCTTATTTTAGAGGGGCACGCGCACTTGGCGACAGAAGAAGAATCGGCCGAGTTTCGAGGTGCGGCGCGAAAGGCACTGGAGGAGGCGCAACATCGGTTGATGGCCGACAAGGTTCAAGTAAACGTGATTTCAGACGCGGATCTGCGAGCAATGAAGAATGCGTCACGATCGGAAAAGCGGTAGGGAGCCTCGAGCGGCAATGGCCCTATTTAACGATGGTCCTATCAGCACGGCGGCGGATCTTCAACAGTACGAGAACTCTATCCTCACTGTTGCGAGCACCGAGAACATCGATCTGGCGGCGAAGCTTCTGCTGGCCCAACAGGACGTGGGGAACGAATTGGTGTTGTTTCTGCTGCGGCGGCCGCGTCGGCGCGACTATTCATTGTGGGACGATTCATCGGCAGCGCCGCGCTCCCGGCGCCTGACGGATGTTGTGGCCACCGATCCGTTGCGGAAGTGGCATGTTCATAGAACTCTCGCGTTGGTTTATCGAGACGCATACAACAATCAGCTCAATGGCCGGTATCAAGCTAAGTGGACCGAATACGAGGAACTAGCGAAGGCGAGCGCGCGGATTTACTTTCAGATTGGAGTTGGTCTCGTGGACGATCCCGTTCCGCAAGCTCCCGTTCCCATGGTGACGAGCGTGGCGGGTGTTGCGGACGGCGGCACATTTTACGTAGCAGTTACGTGGGTAGACACGACCGGGCAAGAAGGCGCGCCGAGTAACTTCGCCCAATTGGGCACCTCCGATGGGCAGCAGCTCTTGGTGACTGTTAGCGATCCGCCGCAAAATGTGACGAGTTGGAACGTCTATGCCGGCATGTCACCAGCCACCCTAAATCTACAAAACCAGAGTCCGTTGGGAACAAGCAGCAGTTGGATCATGAGCTCGGGGCTCAATCCAGGGACGCCGCTACCAACAGGCCAGCAGCCAACCTGGTTCGCGGTGGATCATCGGGTGATTGAAAGAGGCTGAGTATGCTGCAAATCGCGGGACCGAGTACACAGAAAGTATTGGGCCTGCTGGCCGCACCTGACGGACTGCCGGCCGCAGTGGAAGCTTTGAATCTACAGCAAGGGATGAAGTTGCCTTCGATAACGCCGCAGCAGATTATCGCGCAGAACGTGACGCCGGATTTGTCGGAGCAGAGCGCAGCCAATAACTATCCATTGGTGTACGTCTACTGCAATAAGGTGGTCAACTTACTGCGGGAGAAATTTCGTACGTTCTCCGGCGAGACTCAGATGGTTGTGGAAGCACGCGTGTCGCAGGATCGGCTGGATCAGTTAGAAACCAACTTACAAGCTTATGTCGACGCCGTCACGCAGGTTCTGGACAACAGCCGCGGGGACTGGGGAGATGGCGTGTTCTTTGACGGCGGATATGAAGTTGCGTTTGGGGGAGTGAAGCATGGTGGGCGCAACTTTCTGCAAATTGCGAAAGTGTCTTTTGTTCTGGAGATCAGTGCGGATTAGCGGGCGACTATTTTAGGCTTCCTATGTCCTACATCCTTTCAAATGACAACCGGTTCTACGTAGCTCTGGAACAAAGCTACGGTGCGGCCGCTGCTATCACCGCCGGTAATCGAATTCCCGCGGTGAAGTTGACGACGAAGCAACAGATCGAGAAGGTCCACCGCGCGGACAAGACCGGGTCGCGAACGTTTGCCGGGAATCCCAGCGGGTTGCGAACACAGACGAGCTTCGGCTTGAAGACGTACATGGCGAACTGGGCCAATCCCAGTGCTCTGCCGCCACACGGGGCGCTGTTTCAGGCGTGCTTAGGTGGATCGCCGGCACAATCGACGGGAGGGACGGTTGCGAGTGCGAGTGGCTCGTCGACACTGGCATTCACAGCGCCGCACGGCTTGGCGACGGGGTCAGCCGTCACCAGCGGAGGAGAGATGCGCTTCGTGACGGTAGTGGTGAACGCCGACACCATTCAGCTCAATGCTCCGTTTTCGATTACTCCGACGGCGAGCTCGCAGACCGGGGCGACCACCATGTATCAATCCGCCGAGAACCTTCCGAGCCTGACGCTCTACGACTTCTGGAGCCCTACGACGGCGGTGCAGCGAGTACTCGGAGGGATGGCGGTGGACACGCTGTCGATCAAAGTCAACGGCGATTTCCACGAGTTTGATTTCAGCGGGCAGGCGCAAGACTTAGTGGACACGGCCAGCTTTGAAAGCGGCGAACTCGGATTGTCGAGCTTTCCGGCCGAGCCCAGCGTATCGCCCATTAGTTACTCGATCATCCCGGGAAACCTGGGGCAGGTGTGGCTGGGGAGTTCGCCGACGCGATTTTTCACCTTGACCAACGCGGATGTGACGTTCGCCAATAATTTAGAGCTACGGGCACGTGAATTCGGCGCCATCCTGCCCAGCGTGATTTCTCCTGGACAACGCAGTGTGTCGATCAACTTCAGCCTTTACCAGAAGGACGATACAGGGACGGCTGCTCTCTATCAGGCCGCCCGCCAAAGATCGGCCATCCCAGTGATGATGCAACTTGGCCAGCAGCAGGGCGAGTTGTTCGGCATCTATATGCCGAGCGTGGTACCGGAGGTTCCGGCCTTCGACGATTCCGACAAGCGGCAAAAGTGGCAATTTCAGACTTGCCGCGCGCAAGGAAGCGTGAATGATGAAATTTATGTCGCGTTTGGATAAGGAGCGTCGTGAGGTTGGAGGTGGTGAGGGGATGGTTCCACGCGACGGCGCGTTTCAGTACGAGAGCGTAATTTCAATTGAATCGAAGGCCGTAAGGGGAGTCAGGTTCGCTATCCATCGCATCTCGTTCGGGCGGCGGATGGAGTTGAGCCGGCGAGTGCGCGAGCTCAGCCGAAAGGCGGAATTCCTGGAGGCCGGCACGGAGCTGCACGAGAAGATCGAAGCCAGCATCCTGGCGCAAGAAATCGACGCAATGTACATACATTGGGGGCTCTTGAGCATCGAGGGATTGATCATCGATGGCGAGCCTGCCACCGCAGTGCGGTTGTTGGAAAAGGGTCCGGAAGAGCTCACGCGTGAGGTAGTCAGTGCGATCAAGGAACAGTGGGGCTTGAGCGAGACCGAAAGAAAAAACTAATCGTCGCATTCCATTTTCAACTTGGAAACAAGGCCGCATGGAGCTGCGACGTGTGTAGAAAGAGCGGCCTGGAGAGAAAGCGGAGATGCGGTTGGCTGGTGAACGACGATGCTTCAAGTTCTTCGATCGTGTGGGCCCGGGGAGGGACAACGCTTGCGACCTGTCCGACGTCAACCATCACGTCCGAAAGCATCGCGCTGCTAGAGGAATTTCATGCCTGGAAGCTCTTAGGCGCGGGGAGCGTTTACGATTTGCCGGCGCGCCTGGTACACGCGATCTTTATCTTGGAGAACGAATTGAGGGCGGAAACCAACGATGGCCAAAAGTAAGTGGGATTCACTCCTGCCGGCGAGCAGCGCTGGGGGTGCGTCGCGAAGCGACTTACTGGGGCAATTGGTGGCGTCCGCGGGCGGCGGTGCAGGGAGCGGGGCGAGCAGTTCTATCGCTGGCGGAGTGCTTCAAGGTAGCAACTCCGCCGTCACGGAGCAATTGACTTCACTGACGACGCAAATCACCAGTCTCACCTCAATCCAACAGTCACAAATCAGCGCTCTGCAGGACAATACGCAAGCGGTGACGCAGAACACTACTTTGAAAGGGAGCAGCGGATCTTCGGTTGGCAGTACGGTTGAGAGCGTTGCTTCGAGCTTCTTAGGCGGGGGGCTAAGCAGCCTGTCGCCTCTGCTTGGCGGACTTCTGAGCTTGTTCGGAGGCGGCGGCCAGACACTCGCGGCGCCACTTCCGTATATGTTGCCGCTGCCTGTGCAATCGCAGGCAGGGCTCACGGCGAGCGCGCCAGGGCAGGTGGCGCCGGTTAGTTATGGAGAAACGGGTCAGCCGCGCGCGCAATCGGCCAACACCTCGCCGCAGGTGACTATTCAAGTAAGCGCGATGGACAGCCAATCTTTTCTGGATCACAGCGACGACATAGCGATGGCAGTGAAGCAGGCCATCCTGAACTCCAGTTCTTTGAACGATGTAATTTCCGGCCTATAGATATGAACGCGTTTCCGACCTTGAAGACCGGGGCTGTGATGCAGTACCCGGCCCAGCGCGATGTTGCGTTCTCTACGACGGCGTTGCAATTTGTCGATGGATCCGAACAGCGTTTCCGTAGTTACCAGGCGCCCCTTCACCGCTGGGTGATTCAACTTAGTCTGTTGGATCAGGCCGAGCTACATCAATTTCAAGAATTCTTTCGCGCCATGGCGGGACGCGCTGAAAACTTCGCTTTCACGGATCCCTGGGACGGGACGAATTACCCTAACTGCAGCCTGGGGAGCGATAACATGACTGCCGTTCTGGCAGGTGAATGGAATGGCGAAACGTCACTAACTGTGCTGGAGAACGGGAGCTGACATGCTCTACTATCCGCAGCTTACGACCGGCGCTGTCTCCCAGTTCCCAGTGACGCGGAGCACGAACATGCGAACCGTATCCAATCAACTTGCAAGCGGTTTTACCATCCGGATGGAAGACGCGGGCGCGCAGAAAGTGCAATGGCAGCTTCAATACTCAGGCCTGACCGACGGTGAACGGTCCTCCATCGAAAGCCTATTCGAAGCGTCCGAAGGTCAGCTCAACACGTTCACCTTCTTAGATCCTACTGACAATCTTTTGATGTGGAGCGAGGACTGGACCCAAGCGGTGTGGACCCCCGATCCGCTGCTCCAAGTAACTGGAGGAGTGCAGGATCCAATGGGAGGCGCCGACGCGATGCAACTCACGAACACTGCACAAACAACGCAAGAAATCGTTCAGAGTACAGGCGGACCAAGTTCATTTCTCTACTCCTTCAGCGTGTATGTCAGGAGCGCGGTCCCGGCGGCGATTCAACTGGTTGTTGCGGCGACGGGACAGACTTCTCTGACGCCGGTAACTACCGGATCTTCGTGGCTGCGCGTGACCACCTCGGGAAGCCTCTCGGTCCAGCAGGATGGCATCTCCTTCGGGGTGCAATTGCCTGCAGGCGTCCAAGTGGACGCCTTCGGCGCTCAAGTGGAGGCACAACCCGGGCCAGGATTGTATAAGAAGACTATCGACTTAGGAGGTGTCTACCCGATAGCGCGGTTTTCATCTGACTTACTCTCCTTCACCGCAAACGCACCCAACCAGAACTCTTGTCAGCTTGGCTTAATCAGTACCCTGCAATGAATTCGCGCAGCGGAACCAGAGAGCGTTTTACAGAATGACCCCGATCAACGTTCTTAAGGAGCTGGAAGTTCCCGGCACTCCACTATTTCTGTTCGATTGTACTCTTCCAACCGGCGATGTTGAGCACTGGAGCACTCATAACGTCACTGTGAATGCACGGCGATATCTAAGCCGCGTTCTCAAGCACAACCTCTTCGATCTGAACTCTAGTCCGGAAGCGGCGACGGATGGACTCTCGCAGGTCTCCATTACACTGGCCAACGCAGATTCTTTTCTTTCCTCGATTGAGCGCAATATCGGGTGGAAAGGCTCAAATCTGGCGGTCACGTTTTTGTTCTTCGATTTGACAAACCAAGTGGTGGCCTCGGACAGCCGGGTCGTGTTTCGCGGAATCGCAAACCCGCCGGATCAATCCACTGAATCGACTTTGCGTCTCAGCTTTACCAATACCCTGAACCTACAGCGGGTATTTCTGCCTGAGGTCCGAATTCAAAAGCTGTGTCCCTGGAACTTTCCGAGCACCGCAGCGCAACGGCAGGAGGCAGTCACCGGCGGAACGCAAGGGGCATTTTCGCCCTTCTACCGATGCGGATATTCACCGGATCAGACCGGCGGTGTGGGGAATATGAACTCGGGCACTCCCTACACGACGTGCGATTATTCGCGCACGCAATGCCAACAGAGAGGAATGTTCGACACAGACAGTCAGAACAATGCTACGCGGAGGTTTGGCGGCATTGAATTTGTGCCCGCGTCGATCATAGTGCGTACTTATGGGGCTAAGACGTCGCAATTATCAATACCGCTGCCGAATCAAGCTCTTTATAACGACTTCGTTCCATTAATTTACGGAACCGGATGGTATCAGCCGCCGATTGTACTGGCCAGAAACGATGGAAATCTCACTCACTTCGAAATACTGCTCGGAGTTGGACAACTTAGTAGCGTTATTGCTGTAATTGTGAACAGCACACAAATCCCGGTGGGAGTGAACGGGACAAACATGACGGCGACGGGTTGGTACAACGTCATTAGTTATGGAACCAGGAATGGCAGCTTCAATCCGGATTTCAGCAATTCCGCCGGGCAGCCGTTGGGTGATCCGTACGGAAGTATGGCGTTTATGTCGCTGGTGGTGCCCAACTCGATTTCCAATGGCACTTCATTCCCCCAGGTGGATGTCCTAATTCAAGGCCTCCAGATCGCGCAATATGATTCTGGCGGCAACTACTTAAGCAATGTGTTCGCCAATAATCCAGCCTGGGTTATGTTAGACACGCTGTTGCGTAGCGGTTGGCGGGTTGCACAACTGGACCTTCCAACGTTTTCCGCCGTGGCGCAAAGATGCAATGCGCTGGTCAGTACCGTGGACGTGAACGGGAACAGTACAACAATTCCTCGATATCAATGTAACCTTCTGCTGACAGGGAGCCGGAGCGCCGGCGACATCGTTCGCGGCATTCGGAACGGCTCGGCTATGTACCTAGGGTTCGATTCGAACGGACTGATTCAGCTAAATCCGGAAGACACTCTAGCAAACCAGCAGCCAACGCAGTTGGCCAACAGTAACAGCACCGAAGCATTGAACGGCGGGTGGCCCGCCTACGAATTCGGCGATGACACGTTTTCGGGCATCCTGCGCAGCTCCAACGGCGCTTCGTCGCTCACAGTAACATCGCAGAGCATAGCCAATACTCCGAATCGGTATACGGTTGAATTTCAAGATGAGTTCAATGACTACCAACAGGACAGCTTATCGTTGGTAGACATCGATGATTTCGTGGTGACAGGGCAGAATGTTACGGCAGCGCTAACAGCGCTCGGACTCCCAAACTTCGATCAGGCCAATCGAGCGGCGGCGCTGCAGTTGTACAAATCCGTGAACGGCAATACGTATGTTCAATTTGAGACAAGTGTGAAAGGGGTCGGGTTAAGGCCGGGCGATATCATCACGCTGACTTACGCGAGAGAAGGCTTCAGCCGGCAACCGTTCCGGATCACTAAGCTATCGCCAGGACTCAATTTCCTTACTGCAGTCATCACTGCGCAGATTCATGACGATGCTTGGTACACCGCCGTCAATTCGGGTGCAGCGGGCTTAGGGCGTCAGGCGGACTTCGAGGTCGGGCTTCCCAGGCCGCTCGTGGGTAGCGTGCTCGACAGCAACGGCGTGGAGCAGTTTGGAATCGTGGAAACTGAGACCACCAGTACGGATGGCAGCGTCACCACGAATCTGTCGGTCTCCTTCTCAGTGCCGGCAAAGCCCGAAGCCAGCGCGGCGGCCATCCCTCTAATGGGGCTCAACCCTCAAGTAAGTAACACGGGGGGGACGTTGGGGGGGGCGCAAGCACTCTATTATGGACTTAGCGCAGTGGATTCGAATGGGGCTGAAAGTGGACTCTCATTCGTCGCAATGGCGAATGTCCCGGCGACCACAAATACAAACCAAGTAACTCTCGTGAGTCTCAGCTTTTCATCGAGTGCCGCTGCCTTTGATGTGTATCGTGGACCCAACCCCACGCAGATCTTGCGGATCGCGAGTAATGTTGCGATTGCGGGTCAGTTTGTCGACTCGGGACTAACCGCATCCCTGCAGGGACCTCCAGACTACAATTACGATCACGCCAATTTCTATTGGCGATTGGAGCTTCAGCCTCCCGAGGGAGTCAACATTAGCTCGGCGAGCACTATTGGCAACAGCGCGTTAAACATGTTGCTGAACCTGTACAACGGCGCCACGGTTCGAATCACCACGGGGACCGGAGCAGGGCAGGAGCGGACGATCAACTCCAATACGGCGAGTACGCTTACCATCGCGACTCAATGGAGCATCCAGCCGGATACGACCAGCTCTTTCCTGATAGCCGAATCTGCCTGGCAGTTTGGAGCTTCGAGCAACGCTTCGCCGGTTTCCTTTGCCGTGCCGAATCGCGCAGGAGTGACGATTCATGTTTCCGGCCGGGCGGCGAACGTTGTGGACGAAGAGTGCGCGTACGAATTGTCGCCCCTCACGCGCTGGACACTTTTAGGCGCGGCCGGCCAGGCTCTGGACACCGATGTTTCCGCACAACCTGTATTCGGTCTGTACTCCATCGGGGCCGGAACGATTGAGGCCCTGGGGATCGCCTTCACTGACTTGACCAATACGCGATCCATCAGCGCTGGCACCTTAACGCTTGGCTACTGGGATGAATTGCTGGGACCATCGTCCATCTTGCTCGGCGCCGCAATGGGCACGACCGATACTTCGTTCACTGTGGCTACCGCGGTATCGGCGTCCACCGGAGACCTGGTGCAGATTGACGGGGAAGTCATGGTGGTGCAGCAGGACCTGGCGAACAGCACAACTGTTCCTGTCACCCGCGCCTCTCACGCCACTACGGCAGCGGCCCACACGGTTCAAACGGGCGTGTACTTTCTCGAGAAGAAGATTTTCATCCTGCCCTTCGCACAGGACTTCTTTGGGAGTCCGGCGAGTGGGAGCTATGCATTTCCCATTACGATTCCCGATGTCCGGATTGCCGCGGCCGACTTATTCGTGACTAACTCTCGGGGTAACAGCAGCGTTGCCGCTGAATCGTTTACCAACACCACGGATTTAGGCCTGCGAAGTCTTCTGGGCGGACAACTGACCATTCAAGTGGAGGGGCCGTTGGCCATTCAAACCAACGCGGCGCCTCCGCTTGTGGCGCCGACATCGTGCTCCGTGCGCGACGTATACGCTGTTGTGCAGGACGCCCCTTCCGCCGCGCCGGTGATTATGCAAGTGACGCAGAACGGTCAGGTCTATTGCGAACTTACTATCGCCACCGGCGCCACTGTGTCGAATGTCCAAGATGGCTTTGCGCTCGGGCCACTTCAGGCTCAGGCCCTGATTGGTCTGAACATTACATCCGTCGTAGCGACCGGTAACACACCACCGGGTAGTAATCTAACCGTGACCATTCGACTCTAGGCACTGTGAGCATGCCCGAGACTTTGCAAAAGTTGCAACCCGATCGGGATCTGCAATGCTACTTTTTCGAGCCGTCGGCCGTGGCCGCACTCAGTGCGACCAGCGCGGCGGGGTATACGGTATCAGGCACGTGGCGCCAGCAGTTCGATTGGGCGGTGATTGAGTGGAATCGCGACAACGTATTTGAACATCCCGCTTTTCGCTACCTGCCTGATGGCGATCTTAGCGGATTGACGTTGAGTTATCGGGAAACGAGAGAAAACTGCATTCCACTTGACTCCGACTTGTATCCCACGGTTGACTGGCCGACGCTGCGAATCTGGGCCAACAACGGGAGCGGCGAACAAATCTACAAGATCCCACTGACGAGTTATGCGAGTCCGATTGCGGGGAGTTATCAATCCGCCACGGTGCAGTTCACCCTGAATGGAACGGCAACCGCGGGAGACTACGTAGGACTAGCATTTCTGTCGGAGCATTATCCTTACCAATTAAACACTGGCGATTCGCTGACCTTCGCGATTCAGAATATCGTTGAGGGAATCAACGCGTTTTCGACGACGATGCAGGCATCGGCGAGCGGAACGACCATCACGATTACCTACCTTGGTACGGGCCTGCCAGTGAGTAGCACCACGGGCGCAAATGGGAATCGAATTGGTGTATACAGTTATGTGTCGGGCAGTCTGACAGAAGAGTGGGACGCGCCATCGAAACCGTTTTCAGGCGGAACGTCGCCATCACAATGGCAAATTACTTTGCCGTTCGCGTCACTGTCGGATCCCGTGCTCGGCGTGGTTCCAGCCAGCGCGATTCGGAAGCTGCGATGGACGTATGCAGCGGACCTGCAAGCCGGCGCCTTCGTTCGCAGCGAGTTTCAAGTGGTGGTCTCAAGCTGGACAGTCACTGGCACGGGCCAGAGCTATTCGATCGCCGGTGCCGGAAGCCAACGCATGGAAGACGATTCGAGTCAAATGCACTATACCGGCACTTGGGCCAGCGCCGGTGGGAACTTCTCCGGAGGCACGATTCATTCCACAAGCGTGCCTGGATCGACGGTTAGTTGCACTTACACGTCGTCGCAAAACCACTCACTGTATTTAGGAACCCGGCTGTTAGACGGAGGTACGTTGATTTCTATTATTGTTGATGCAGGCGCCCCGTTTAGCGTGAACTTAGAGCTCGCCGGCGAGGACGTTCTGATTCGGACCCTGTTAGGCCTTCCCAATGCAGGAACACATACGGTGACAGTAACGCACGACGGCGCCTCTGGAACTGCCTTCTATTTTGACTTTATCGAGATCGCCATCCCGGCAACGGATTTGCCCACAGAAACCAGCGAGCTGAAACTTGCGGCGGCTACGGACTGGGATACGGAGCACTCCCTTGCACTGGCGCCTGAGCGCACGGCTTGGATGATCAACTCGCTCGGCTTCCAGGCACGCGTGAATCACTATGTCGGCGCGTTGTGGTTTTATGAGCTGATCTGTGCCGGCCAGCAATACGCGTCCGCCACAGTTACCTTCTCTGGGTCTCCGGATCCGAATCTTACAACGGAGATCATTCTGGGAACATACGGTCAACCGTCATCAAGCGACACCACGATTGAGCATTTAAATCTCATCGGCGACACGACGGAAACGCTGGCGATAGCGTTTGCGCTTTTGCTGAACGGCGGCTACACGGCGGTTTGGGCGCAGGCCAGCGGCAGTCAGCTCACAATTTATTCGCGCGCCATGGGCACAGCAGGCAACGCGATCACCATTTCGACCAGCGCCGCGACCACCGACCTTACAATCACGCTATCTGGAACCACCACGACCTCGGGAGTTACCACTTTTTCGGGCGGCGTGGATGGTAACTGGTACACCGATTTGGAGGCAATACCCCGCCTGAACCGCGCGGTCCGCGACTGGAGCCAGAGTTACTTTCAAGCGCTCAAAGCGTATGGATTCGATGCAACCGCGTCGTTTAGCATGGAACTCGGTAGCGGCGATCCATCGGTTGGCGCCGGCGTCGCGCAACGTTACCCCGATCAAACCCCGGCGCTGCTCAACACTCCCTCGCTACAAACCAACTTCTCGCCCACCAGCGCAACTTTTTGGCAACAGGTGTACCTGGACATGGCTACTGTGCTGAACGCCGCCGGGCTGACGCCGTATCTGCAGTTTGGCGAAGTGCAGTGGTGGTATTTCCCCAACACCACCCTCATACCAGGCGCTGTTTCGGGCATGGCCTTCTACGACGCCTACACCACCGGCACTTTTCAAACGGAATTTGGCCGCGCCATGACGGTGATTACGAGCAATACCGTGGATCCCTCAACAATTCCCCAGGAGGCTGTGTTTCTGCCGGGCTTGATCGGCGCCTTCACTGCACAGATCCGAGCTTTCGTTCGCGCCACTTATCCGACCTGCCGCTTCGAGGTTCTCTATCCTCCCGACGTGAACAATTTTCCGCTCACCAAGGTCATCAACTATCCAACAACTGACTGGATTCCCGCTAATCTGAATTGTCTTAAGACGGAATGCTTCACTTACACTTATGACCGCAATTTAGATATGTGCCTTGTCTCAATGGATTCCGTGGACAGCCTGGGATTCACGCCCTCGCAGCGGAGTCATCTGGTAGGCGTCAGCGATTCATCCACCGCGTGGCTCAAGGAAGTGCGGCTTGCCGAAGGACAAGGGTTTGAATCGGTCGTCCTGTTTGCGCTGGACCAGATGTGCTTGATCGGTTACTCCCTGCCGCTCTCGCGTGGCATGCGCCGAAGCGCGCAGCTAGGATAA